GAAAAGACAGTAACAAGTAGGCTTCAAGGCGCGTTCAGCAAGCTTGGTAGTTCAATAAAAAACAGCTTACTACCAGTAGTAGCGGTTGGCGCGATCATAAGAAAGATCGGGTCTACTATTAGTAACGCTGTAAAGACCATTAAAGAGTTTGAATCAGCATTAGCCGAACTATCAGCTATTACAGGCGCTGTAGGAGAAGACTTAGACTTCTTCAAGCAGCAAGCTATTGAGTTAGGGCCTCAATTTGGAAAAGGCGCTAAAGAAATAGTAAACGCATTCAAACTGGTAGGCTCTGCGCGTCCTGAGCTATTAAAAAATAGTGAGGCACTAGCAGAAGTAACAAAGCAAGCGCTAGTATTGTCCCAAGCATCGGGCGCAGAATTAGAATCATCAGTAGACGCACTTACATCCACCCTTAATCAATTCAACATACCAGCCGAAAACGCATCGGACGCGATAAACACCTTGGCGGCAGGCTCAAAGGCTGGTGCGGCTCCAGTAGATCAGATATCTCAATCATTAGTAGCGTTTGGAGCGGTTGCAAATCAAAACAACGTCACTCTAGAGGAGTCCGTGGGGTTAATCGAGACGCTGGCTGATAAATCAATTGTAGGAGCAGAAGCCGGAACAAAACTACGTAACGTACTTACAATACTCTCAACAGCAGAAGCTTTGCCTAAAAAAGCCCTTGATGAGCTTGATAAATTTGGTGTTGATTTAGATGTTGTGACTGACAGTACAATACCATTAAACCAAAGGCTAGAAGAGTTCAGTAAGATTGCTAACGACGGAACAGCGCTAGTGAAGGTATTTGGTCGTGAAAACCAAGTTGCAGGGTCCATAATTCTCAACAACGTGGACAGGTTCAACGAACTCACTAATGCAGTCACAGATACTAACGTGGCTTACGAGCAAGCGGAGATAGTCAGTCAGACTCTAGAGTTTCAAACCGCCAAGACAGAAGCCACTTATGAGTCGCTCATACTATCCCTTGACAGCGGTAACGGCACGTTGAGTAACACCGCTACATCCTACGAAAACGTAAAGCAGAAACTTCTTGAATTTTTGATTGTGGCTAATGACGCAGAAGCCACGAACGAAGACCTAGCTAAGTCGTTCTTAGAATTTGGTAATTCAATAGGCTTAGTGCTGGGTGGCGTTGGAGATATATCCGAGGAGGTTCAAAAAAACATCGCTGGAATCGAAGGAACCATAGATAAATTTGTAGAAAAGAATATACAAGCAGCTTTCGCCCTAGAGGACGGATTTAGAGCCCTAGGAGGTAACAGCGAGCAAATAGAGCAAGGAGCGGCATTTGCAGAAGTTGCTTTAGATAATCAGGTAGTAAAGATAAAAGAGCTAGCTACGGAGGTATCAACCCTAAGTGGCTCCGAAAAAGAAAGAGCGGAAGCTGCACTAGAGATCGAGAAAAGGATATTAGACGGTATTCAGGCTGAAATAGAGGCTAGAAAACAACTCACAGCAGAGGCTTTGTTGGGTACTGTGGGGCCGAGTGCGGATCAGTTGAACGCTATAAACGCATTAGCAGAAGTAGAGGAAGAAGCCGATAAAAAAGCAGGAGATAAGAAGAAAAAAGATCGCGAAAAGCTAGAACAAGAGCTAAAAGAGCTTAGAATCAAGGTGCTAAAAGATGGGCTAGACGAAGAGTTAGCCTTGTTGGAGTTGTCTTTCGAGGAGGAGAAGGCTAAATTTAAGGGTAACGCAGAAGCTTTAACGCTACTAGATGAACAGTTCGCCAACGACTCATTTGCGATCAAGCAAGAGTACGCTAAGAAAGAGGAGGAGTTAGCTAAGGCTACTGAGGATGAGATAATAGCCAACAAAAAAGAAGCTCTTGAGATAAGCGAAGGTCTCATACAGCGTAGCGCCGACGAAAAGGTACTAGCAGCCACAACAGAAGAAGCGATAGCTCAAGACTTAGCAGACACAGAGGTGCAAATCGAGATCGAGAAGCTAGAAAAAATACTAGAACTAAGAAAGGCAGCAGGCGAGGATACGTTAGAGATAGATCAACAACTAGCGAATCTAAGGAGAGATCAAGCACAGCAAGAAATACAAGCGGAGGCTGAAAGAGCGCAGCTACGCAAAGAGGCTGCTTTAGAATTGGCCGGAACTCTACAAGACATTATAGCTCAAAATATCGAGAATACAGCCAACGCACGAGTAGCAGCACTAGAAGAGGAGTCGGATAAAAGAATCGAGACAATCGATAAGCAGTTAGAAGCCGAAAACCTATCAGAAGAGGAAAGAGAAAAGCTACTCGAACAAAGAAGTGAGATTGAAGAGCAGACCGCTAATGAGGCATCTAGGATTCAACAGGAAGCAGCAGAAAAGCAAAAAGAACTAGCGTTATTCAAGATTCTAATAGAGGGCGGGGTTGCAGCAGTTAAAGCACTATCCATAGACCCTACAGGCGTCCTCACGGCAATAACAGCGGCCATTACGTTGGCTCAATTCGCATTCGTGTCTTCACAACCAGTACCTCAATTTGCAGAAGGAACACCACTAGTTTCTGGAGGTATAGCAGGAAAGGACTCCGTGCATGCGCTTTTAATGCCTAAAGAGCGAGTTGTTCCGGTAGCTGATAATATGAAGTACTGGGGGCCTTTGGAGGCTATCAGGAAAGGCAATTACGATGATTACGTTTATACCCACAACGTTCTACCAGCCATTAATAACGCACTAGCGGCTCAAAGACAAGGAAGTAACTCTTCTTTTGCTGAAAACGTAGCAAATTCACTATCTTTGAACTCAGCATTCAATGACAGAAACCTTCTAAGATCAGACATGGACACTAGGAAGATATTAAGGGATATAAGTAGTTCGCTTAAAAGTCTTGAATCTAAAGATCAAAAGTCCTCGCGTCAAATTTAATGGAGATACTAGAAATATACCTAGATAATACGCAGATATTCGACTGGGTTAACTGGGATGATTACACTCAAGAGATATCTAGAGAGGACTCTATAAAAACATTTGCAGTTCAAGTTACGAGTACGTTCAGGTTTACAGGGGACGGATATAAATTCATATTAGATAAACTTAACGAGCTTGGACCTTGCGCAACAATATCAGCCAAGGTAGTCTATAGACCTAGCGAATCGTCGTCAGAGATGATTTTAGAGGGTACTATATTTACCAACTCATTGAACTACAAGCTGGAAAACTCTGGGGTTGAATGCATAGTTGAATGCAAGATAGAAGATAATGCATTTGGAAGGTTTATAATAGGTAATCAAGACGCTGAATTCTTCATAGGTCAGGGCATAAGCTTGACTGGGGTTCCGTATACCGGAGCTACCCCCATAGACTTAACAATGTTTGACCCAGAGGATGACACAGATATATCCGGAAATAGAAGGGTTTATGATGTAAAGGACGCCATACTAGACATCGTTGAGGCTTTGTCGGGTGACGATATAGTGTTTAGTTCGTCTTGGTACGACGCTCTCCCTGACGATGAGCGTTACTGCGTAACTATAGGTAGCAACATTAGACTATTAACGCAGTCAGACCCATACATCTCATTTAGAGCTATAGTATCAGAACTACAAAAGAAATACAATCTATGGCTATTTAGCGCTAGAATAGACGGCGTAAACACCATAAAACTAGAGCAAGAGGACTTCATTACACAGTTTGAAGAAATAGTTTTAAATGACGTAAGGGATATAGACGTATCTTTTGATGAGTCTAAATTTTATTCTACAGTTAATGTTGGGTCTACAGAGTTTATCAGAGATGATGAAGGGAAGCAATTCAACCCCTCTGATACGACAGAAACCTTTCCGTTCATGTCGAACTTCCCTTACGTGCCTCTTGTTACGCACATAGAGGAGTTGTTTAACGTCGAATCGGAGTGTTCTGCTGGCTCTTCTCTGGACTTGATATCTCAATGGGTAATAGATCATAACGTAATATTGAAGGTCGTAAAAGAGGCTAACGATGAATATGATGATGATACTTTCCTAATCCAATACGACAGAACAACAAACAGAGCTACACCCGAAATTCTATTAGAAGGAGTAAATCCATTCGGAATAGGTAAGACCTATCAATATAACGGGCAAATAATCAACGAAAGGGTGGTTGATAGGTGGAGGTTTCAAGGCGACATAACTAACAACTTCGTAGACACTACCGACAAATTCAGGATAGGCACATCAAACTCTTCACCTTTGCAGCCAGATGATTTTGAGTGGAATCCAACGCCTATGGATTTAGATTCTCCACTACCGCTATTCAATGATAACAATAGGTGGGACACTACTAATTACGAATTTATAGTCCAAGAGACGGGTGTTTATAGATTCGACGGTGAAATTCTTTACGAAATAGTATCCAATGCAAGTGCCTTGAATGGTATTTTGGCCAGTTGGATATATGAGTACTCCCCCACCGGCATATTCATTAACAAAACTTTAATGGGTGTTGGTGGAGTTAGCGGCACTGGGAATAGCTCTATTGACTTTTTCGACCAGCCAGCATATTTGCATAAGAACAATATAGCTGTATGGGTTAATCGAATTGATTGGCCAAGCCCAGCAGTAGGCTTGTCATGGAGATTTGTAAATAGTTTTGGTGGTGACGATACGGTTTTGGAATTAAAAAATACGGTTACAACCGGAGACTTCACCGAAGAACAGAGCGCTAATACACTATTCTCTCAAAGAATGCAGTTTCAACACGCCATCGACTCTCAGACATGGCTAGATATGGTGCAGAATCCGGCTAGGGGAATATCTATAGTGAACGACGTATACAATGGAAGGGCTGAAATAGCAAAAGGATGGCCTAAAAAGATTAGCATAAATTTTGTTACCGGAATGGCTCAATGGGACTTGATAACAAATATAGATCAAGAAGCGTTCAGCCCGTAACTTAGTATTTTCTAGCAGTCACAACTTCTTCCACGACTAAACGACCATCAATTATTGACGGCGAAAAGTTAATTTTCCTAAACAAACCGGAAAATGAAAGGTGTATATTGACTTTTTGGCGCTCACCTTCTTTAGGGTCATTAGTAATAAGTAGAAACTTATAACTCTCGCCTTCATCAATAGAGAAGCTGCGAGAGCTTCCTAACGGAATAGTCCCTAAATCCATTAAAACACCCTCGTCGTTATAAACAATAGCGCTAGATATTGCAGACTCACCAGAGAAGCTTAAGTCTACTTGGACTAATTCTTTTTGAGGCATTTTCTCGCAAGAAGCTGTGAACATCAATACGACCGATAGTAGTAGTGCTATTTGTTTCATGAGCCAAAGTTACGAAATCAATATTTAATCATTTTACTAGTAGTATTTCAGATAAATTCATATATTAGCCCCATGATTAAGAAGATGTATTATAGCTTTTGTTTTTGGTTTCACGTCGTGAACATGACCTAGCTATATACAGTATCGATATATTTATTAGCCTTTGGTCACACGACTAAGGGCTTTTTTGGTTTTATAGCTCAGAGGTAGAGCGGCGGGGTGAAGTTCCGCGCGTCCGAGGTTCGATCCCTCGTAAGACCACTAAATTGAGATGTACGCAAGTGGACAACGCGGCCGGATTGTAGCTCCGGTGCTTTCGAGCTTCGTGGGTTCGAATCCTACCATCTCAACAAAACAGCAGGGCATGTTCCAAGGCAGGCGACAGAGACTCCAAATCTCCGTGTGAAAGGTTCGATTCCTTTCCTTGTTGCAAATAGGCGGTATGTCCGAATGGCTAGGTGCTGGATTGCAAACCCAGTTATATTGGTTCGATCCCAATTGCCGCCTCAATATGATATAATGAAATTACAGGGTTGAGTTGTTGCATTAAAAGTGTTATCTTTAGGCCATTAACTAGTTTCAATTGAAGTAATGATTTACCTAGCGACCCAACCATACCCTTTTGATGTATCTCAAGACGAATGCGACTGTTGCGAAGAGGATATCATACCTCAGTTAGTGAATCAAACGGACGTAACTCAATTCCAAAACATCGTAGAAGTTCCGGATTGGAGCCCTCAGGTTGTGGAAGACCCTACATTTATCTTGACAGTCGGAGGGGGTAGTCCGTGGACCATAGTGTCGCCAACATGGACGGTTGGAGGTGGTCAATTATGCAAGGTTCTTAGCGGTGTAGCCTCAGCATCTCAATGCTTCCAGTTGGGCATATTTAACATAGGGAGTTATTACCAAGTAAACATCGTTGTTGACTCATTAAGTGGCGGCACGTTTGATTTCACCATCGCAGGTAATGCTTTTAGCGTATCTTCTGCGGGTGAATATCAATTCAACGTATTTGCGTCAGCAGATGGCGCGAGGGTCTTTGGTGATGATGACGTTTTAGGATGTGTTAGCCTATATGAGGCTTACGAGATATTACCTCAATACACAAAGTGGCTAATAAAAGATAGTCAAGGTGACATAGTTGAGGTACTAGATCAAGATAACGATCCAGACGCGTTTGAGATTAATGGGAAGAATATTACAGGATATATAGACTGGAGCGCATTAAGCTTGCCTGACGGATGCTACTGTATTTGTGTGGCTGCGGCGAGTGAAAATACATGTGTTCAAAACTACATACCTAACGGCGAATTTAATGTATCTGGAGCGTCAGGAGATGACCAAACGACAGGATGGCAATTAAACAATAACGGTCCCGGAACTTGGACCATACAGCTTGGCAGGTTGAGGTACACTAGTAATGGGGCTGGAAATCAAGGCACTGCTATCCCTATATTTGCGAATTTCTGTGAAGGGGTGAGCTATGATATTGAAGTGTTAGTAGTAATTAGCGGAAGTACAGATATAAGTGTTAGAATAGGGTCTATTGCCGGACCCGCTATAGGTTCCGCTGGTGTTCACAACTTCACAATAGTGGCTGACGGGTCAGGAATGACCATAACAGCGCTCCCCCTTGGACCAGAAGGGACAATCGTTCTTATAGAATACATTAGAGTATCCCTAGCCAATGAGTCAGAATACACGCCAGACGCGTGCGGTCCTCAAATAAATCTAGGAACACACGAATGCACACACCTTATAAACGCGTGCCACAATTCAAATGTAGGAAAGTTCAACTTCAAGGACAGTTTATTTAGTCCGCACGTTAGGTTGCATTCTAAAATAGGCAGAGCCGGATATGGTGGAGACAGGGTGACGTCAACACTATCCAACTCTGAGAAAAACAATGTGTACTTTAGCAGAGAGAAGATTAAGCAAATACAGATAGATACCGCCAGCACATACATACATGACTTCCTATCTACATTAATGGGCTATAAGTACGTAGGTATAGACGGGGTTAGGCATCATATGGAGGACGATGAATACCAACCTGTTTACGGAGATAACGACAATTGCAATGCGCAATCATCAATACAAATAAGTAAAGCACCACAACAAGATGATCCAGCTATTATATTTAGAGACTGTACCGGAATGGACACGAATTGCGCAAACTAGACATTAAACCTGAGATTCAAGTGGTCTTGCTTAATTAGCTGCTAATTAGTATATTTGCCTCAACACGTCTTAACAAGTGACCATATTTAGGCGGTCATAGAGTAGCCTGAGCATAATTAACATGAAAAATCTATAATCATGGGATGCGAATCATGCTACACATGTGAAGACCTAGTAGAGCAGCAGGTAAATCTAGACTGCGACCCGTTGACGGGTGTTGTTCCAGAAGTATTATTTTTTCGGTGCGGAAGCTTACCCACCGATCCATCAGACAACGTAGAGATCGCGAATTTAATTGCTGCGGGTGACGCCGTGCTATACAAGCAATTAAAAGTGCTGGTTAACGCTCCAAGCGAAATCACTACTGCATCATTAGTTGCGGGCCAAACAGATGGAGTATCTAATTACGATAGAACAGCCTCTTATATCGACGGAAATGTGAACTCTACAAACGTAGACGCTTATAACGAAATGAATAGCTCTAACGGCAAAAGATTTGGCGGCGCTCTTCTGTATTACTGCGAAAGCGAGATGGTTAAGTTCATCTCAACTACAACTCAACTAGTTGGTGGTGGTAATGACGTAGAGAACGAGCAATCTAAATTCGAAGGTGAATTGCGGTGGAGATCAAAAGCTGATCCTACGCTTTGGGATGCACCTGCGGGAATCTTTGGACAGTAATGAGTCGAGGAATCGTACTTTTCGCTTTCGGCCATCCTGACTACTACCGGATGGCTTACAACATGGCATCAAGCATCAAAGCTACCTCTAGATTGAAGGTAGCTTTGGTGCATGACATACACAACCACAAACTCTGGCCTTTGCCAGAAGAAGAGTGGAAGGTGTTCGATAAGCGCATAGCATTAAAGAAGAAGCACACCGACGCTGGGCAAATAAAGTGCAATATGTACGAGTATTTACCGTACGATGACAATCTATACTTAGATGTAGACGGATGCGCTTTAAAGGACCTCACGCCGCTTATGGATGAACTATCTGGTAGAGATGGATATTTCTACACTCAGGTTAACGGAAAAGGCGGTAAATCGGACAATATACCATACTCGATATGGGCGACAAACGAAACTATCTGGGATTTCTTCGATCTTTCAGATGATGCAGTTCAGCCTGCTATTCAGTCTTCGTATATGTTCGTGAGAAAGTCTGACGAATCAGCGCCATTTTTCAAAGCGGTGTCCAATAATTTCAATAAAGGGTTTCCGAAAGACAAACTCACAATGAGATGGGGCGGATCTATTCCGGATGAGTTGATTTACTCAGGCACAATGGCTCAATTTGGGCTTCTTGACTCGCACGGTGGTAGAAACTGTTACTTCGGATGGAAAAACAAAGAATCCGTATCAGAGGTTATGAGTAATTTCTATGTATTAGCGATATACGGTGGGAGAGGTCTTGTTAAATTGAGATACAAGGAGATGTACGACCGTTACATGCGTAACACTATGAAAAGAATCGGACTACCTCACAAATACAAAGTGTACTCGCTACTAAGATCAAAACACGCTAATGGATAAGATCATAGGAGGCATAGCGTCACACCCTGCTAGGGTTGAATTCTTGGAGAGGACTATTGAGTCTATTTACGACCAATTCGACGTAATACACGTGTATCTAAACAACTACGAGTCAATTCCTGACTTCCTAAAGAGAGATAAGATAAATCCCATTCTGTCCAGTGAAGCGGATGGAGACTTGAAAGCTCTTGGTAAGTTCTATATGGCCGGAAAGGAAAGAGGGTATTATTTTTCAATGGACGACGACCTGCTATACCCAAGAGATTACACCAATAGGTTAATGACCTTGATTGACGATAATTTCAAGAGTATAATTGCCGGAGTTCATGCTACAATATATCGACGCCACCCTGTAGATTCTTACTATACAGATCGAGGTAGAAAAATATTCTATTGTTACCATACAAACAACAGAACACAGTCGGTCCACATGCTAGGGACGGGCACTATGGCGTACCATACTGATGTTATGGATTTCGAGTGGTCAATGTTTTCTGAACAAAAGAACATGCTCGATCCTCAAATGTGCAAATACGTGCAGTCGTTAAGCATACCAGCCATTACCATATCGCGACCAAACGGATGGATAAAGGAGATGAAGGGCTCGCAAGAAAAGGCTATATGGAAGTCTGTAGCTAAAGATGACAGCGTTCAGACAGGTATAATTAACTCAATTCCAAAGCTGGAACACTTCAAGCCGAACGCGATAAACTATAAAAACCTAGGCGATGCGTCAATTGAGACAGGGTTGGTTAGGTGGATGGTAAGAAACATAGACGCCAACAGTAAGATTGTAGAATTAGGGTCTGGAAGCGGGTCTAAGGAGCTATTAAAGGGATTTGAAGTATTATCTGTAGAACACAACGAAAAGTACCTTAAATCGAATAAAAACAGTATTCACGCCCCAATAGTTGACGGGTGGTACGATGTAAGCAAGCTAAAAGACTTAAAGAAAGGTGTTAAAGCCTACCTGATTGACGGACCACCAGCTAGGATCTCGGACAGGCGAAAGCTATTAGACAACATCAATCTATTCAACAAAAAAGCTGTATTCATAATGGATGACGTGAATAGAGAAGATGAGATGCAGATGGCTAAGGATATCGAATCAGTTTTGGGTAGGAAAATGACAATCCACACAGGCATAAAGAAGAACTTTGCAACGATATGAAGGTTATTAAGATGAGATGCGGCGGTAAAAAGTCTGGATGCCAAACAGAAATTGTATTACCATACATGAAGGCGGCGTAATGCTAGATCCGTTACAAATAGATTTAATAGTTGCTCACACGGTAAGTGTAAGAAATTCACGTGCAGACTATTACAAGAAATTCAGTTCAGGGGTGCATGGTATCAATCGATCCGAAAAGATACCGGAGTACTACCCTAATTACGACTGGATGATCAAGCTGTACCGAACTGTTCGGGTACATTTTGATCAAAAAATAGTGCCTATGGAGTTGTTTGATAGCAGGTCTCCAAACCAGACAGAGCAAGAGCGAAAATGGCTCATAGACAACTACAAGCTGATTACAGGTCCGGTAGCAATGGACTACGTTAACACCGTTGGTAGGTGCTTTATACAAGGAAATTTCAACGTCAGTTTTAAGGAGGAGGATGAAGACTTTGTATTAACAGACACAACTTACCAATCTTATGTTAATGAAAACTTCGGGCCTTATGGTTCGATAATGAACTACCTAAGGAACTTTCTTCCATCGATAAAAGCTCAAGATGCCAACGGTGTTATAGCCGTAAAGCCTAAGTCGATACCAACTACCATAGATGAGGACGGAAACACCGTCGTATCCAGTGTGGAGCTTCCAGAGCCATTACCTTACTATTACGACACAAGTAAGCTAGTTGGATATAAGGACGGTGTATATGCCATGATAGAGACTACTGAAAAGTCAGTCGTAACGGTAGACGGAAAGCCTCAGAATACAGGATGGGTATACGAACTTTATGACGATCAATGGATATATAGAATAGTTCAGACGGGCGTAAAAGAAGACGAAACATACGAGACAATACCTTGGTTTAATCATGAAGCCGCAGAGGTTCCTGTCAAAAAACTAATGGGTGTTGCTGGCATCGATGATAATCAGATTATTTATCAGCCCCCGTTTATGCTAAGCACGGCGCTATTAGAGGAAGCGATATTAGACAATGGCTATCTTCAAATGATAAAAGCCAAAGTCGTGTTTCCGCACGTGGTCATGCTGGCTAGTGAATGTGAATTTGATCTAGCAACGGAAGAAGCTACTGCGTCGTGTTCAGACGGGGTTCTAAAGGGCACTTATCAGGATGGCAGACCGTACTCAAAGACTTGTCCAAAATGTCATGGCCAAGGCATGATAAGTAGAATGGCTCCGTTCGGACAAATGCTAATAAAAGGTCCAGACAGATTTGATAAAGAAGGTGACACAGCTATATCGGAGCCCATTAAGTTCATTTCACCCCCGCTAGACGCGCCTGAAATGCTACGAGCCGAGATAGACAACAACATCAGCAAGGCTAGGGGTATAATGCACCTCAACACAACCATGGGTGAGGCTAAAGGTCAAGAGAACGCAACAGCAACAGCTAAGGCTCTAGATCTAAAAAACCTCACAGCTTTCGTAGCCCCAATATCTAGTCAGACATGGGAAATAGGTAGGTTTGTATACAGGAATGTCGGAATACAACGATACAAAGATGCGTTTGTAATGCCAGACGTCGTAGAGCCTAAAGAATTTGACTTCAAAACACAAAGCGATATACTGTCAGACTTTGAGGCGGCCGCAAAAGCAGGGCTGCCTAGTCCGGTAATGCATGAACTACTAAGAATGTACATTAAGAGCGCATTCCATGGAGAGAATAACAGCGTCAAGATACTAGACTTACTTACAAAGGCCGATAGAATTCTAACCACGGACCAAGACGCCATAGATATGGGTATTGCCAGAGGCGAAATAGCTGGTTGGGAGAATGTTCTTCACGAGTCTGGGATGGCGTTCATATCTGAGTTAATAAGTAACGACAAGGACTTCTTAGAAAAGCCTCAGGATGTACAAGTGAAAGCCTTGAAGGACATGGCGGTAGAATCCCTAAATAGTGTCAAAGAAATCAAGAGGATAGAGCTAGAAGAGTCCGTTAATAAAGATGGAATATCAGATGTCGAGGCAGAAGCTAGAGCTAAACTTAAAGGAACAGTTGGCGGAGTAGACGGAATCATCTCGATAAACCAAGCGGTATTCGCAGGTGAGATGACAGAGGCTGCTGGTGAAGCGTTATTGGTTCAAATTTACGGATTCGAGCCTGAGATTGCCGCCAGCATGATCGAGAAGGGTAGCCCTCAAGAGGTCAGAGATAGAATCAAAAGGATTCAAGACCAATCATGAGCATAATTCAAGACAAAGCAAATAGGTTAGACAGTGTTCCGGCTGCGTTTTATGACTCGCTATCTAAGTTTGAACCTTCGTTACTTGCGTTCATAAGCAATCAATTATCCAAACTAGAGCTAAAGAACGGTAGGTTGAAGCCAACAGCATCGAACCTAAAAATAATTAACTCTATAATGACTAAGATTAGGTCTTTCATGAGGTCAGAACGATACACTGATATAGTGAAGGATTACGGTAGTGAATTTGACGAGCAAGCTAAGCTAACCGAAAAGCTTTTTGAAGAAGAAATAGGAGAATTCAAGAGCAACGCAGCAAGCAAAGGCGCTTTTGAGCTAAGTAAGAGTCAAGCGCTACTACTCCTGATTGGAGATAGTTTAAATAAGCCGCTTTTTTCCAAAATAGAAAGCCTTTTGGTTAATTCAGTTAGCCAGAATGCGTTAGATTCTGACTTGCTTGACTCAATGAGTTTATTGATAGTTGGTGACGACAGCAGACTAGGAACACTTTCTAACTACACATCCACAACAAACAACATTAGAGACACTTTTTCAACGTCAGATCGTGAATTTACGCAGCAATCGGCAGACTTGCAAGGTATTGTTTGGTACATGTATGCGGGTGGAACAATAAGAGACACCAGAGATTTCTGTCAAGCAAGAGACGGGAAATATTTCCACAAGAATGAGGTAAAACTATGGGTAACCGGAAGGCAAAGAGGTGCTGGAAACCCATCTCCTAGCACTAAATGGCAGGGTCAAATACCATCAACAACCAGTAGTAATATATTCACGGTTTGCGGCGGGTACAATTGCAACCATTCGCTAATGCCTGTTAGTATATTCTCAGTGCCAAAAAGCGTAATAAATCGAAACATAAAGAACGGGAATTACAAGCCCACAACAAGCGAGATAGAGCAATTAGGGCTAGCCGCTTAAACCGATACTTTAACTGAAAGACTGTAACTACTTGATTTATAAATAAACAATAATTATATTTGTACCATGGCGACACGATATGTAATAGCAAACAGAGGCGGTAAAGAGACTAGACTAAGGATTTCAGACTCCCTAGCTAAGAGTGCGGCTTACATGAACAAGCATCAGCTAAAACTAGCTCCAGAAGTGCCAAGCATTTCGTCAAAAACGGAAAGCAAAGAAGAGACTCACGAAAAAACAGATGTACAGCCTAACGCTTCGACGTTAACGAACATCAAAGAAGACACGGTCTCTATGTCGGTTGATGACCTTAAAGATAAGTATGTTAAAGATGATTGGGTACACCTAGCTAAGTCATTAGGCATGATGGGAAACCACTCCAACACAGGAGAGGAAAAACTTATTACCAAAATCAAAAATAAACTAGAAGAATAATGAGCGAAGTAGCAGACAAGATTGTAGAGTTTTTAGGCTTCTCCATGGGAGAAGATACCACGTTAGATCAGTTTAAATCGTGGTCTGACTCCAATTTGGTAAACGTAAAAGGTCTTGAGGACAACAAGCTAGTAAAAGAGTATGTTGGTCGAAGACTGGGCACAAACCATACAAGCACAAAGAAGGCATTTAAAGACGCCGGAGTTGAATTTGAAGACGGATCGGCCAATGATTTTGGTCAAATGCTAGAGGCTGCAACCAAGTACCTTAATGATCGAAAAACAGGCTTTGAGAGTAAAATTGAATCGATCAAAAACGGAAGTCCCGACAAAACGAAGGACTTAGAAGATAAAATTGCCGAGATTGTTGACCTAAAGAGGACAAACAAGGATTTAAATGAAACTGTCAAGAGCTTAAAGACTGGTATTTCGGAGAAAGAAGAGGCTATTAGTCGGGCTGAGGTCGAAAAAGAGGGTTTTATTTTCAGCCAACTGAGAAGCTCAAAGCACAGTGGATTAGGGTTAGACCCAAATGCGGACAAGTACAAGGTCAAAGGCTTCTTTGCTGAGATGAACGAGAAATTCAAAACAAAGCTCGAAACTACAGTAGGCGAAGACGGAAAAAAGTCTTACAGCATTGACATTAGAACACCAGATGGCGATCAAGTGCCTAACCCTGATAAGCATGGCGAGTTCCTTGGATACGAAGACGTGTATAAGAGAGGTGCTGCTGAGGCTAAATTACTAAAGATTAACAAGGATGGAGGCAAGGAAGTTCCAAGCAATCCACCAACCCAAAGAGTAAGCACAAACACTACAACAGAGGTGAAAGCTAATTTCCCATCTGCAAAAGGGAGTAAAGTGTCTTACGCTAGGAATTAAGATAAATATAGACGTGTGAAAGTGTCCCGCTGTTGGTTATAAATAAGCAGCATTTTGTTAAGTGGCTTTATCCTTTCTGGCCAAAGAATTTGGAAGGATTACTTATAAAAATGCAAAACAATGTCATACTTACAGACACTGTTGACAGCTTGTCCCGATATTCAGGACCAGCTTGACACATACTTTCAAACAAACGGCACTAGCCGAGGTGTAATTGATGAGGCCATGCCTTTGCTTCAATTCATCGTAAACAACGACGGTGGCTTGGCTCAACGAGTCCACTCTAGCCAAAACAAGGTTCGTCAAGTAGACTTACTTTACACTCAATTCATTACAGAAGATCAGGTGACAGAGGTTAGTGGTAAATCATGTACCGCAACCGAAGAGCGAGGAGATTGCTCTAAATCTTACACCATCGACACTACTGACCAGTTGAATGTAAATCAGAGAGTTACTCAAGAGTCGCTTCAAAACAACTGCCAAGATAACGCGGAATACTTCCTAGAGGTTATCTCTAGAATGATCGACGTAATGGATCGCAAGGTAGCTACCAAGACGGCAAATGACGCTGTTGCGCTCTTAGGCGGGTGGTCTACAGACACTCTTAATGTAGTTGCCGACACGCTGCAAGTGAAAACACTTAAAGACGGCACAACTGACGAATTAGCGCCATTCACTACAGAAGAGGTTCAGACTGCTTTCGAAACTTCTAAATTCAACTCAAACACATTGGTTGTTGGTGGTCAAACACTACACAACTACATGAAGAAGCTGCAAAACGGATGTTGCGCAAACCAAGGTCTTGACCTAGGCGCTATGTTCTCTCAGTTCGCGTTTGCGAGTGCTTGGGATAAGCGAGTGGTAAATGCTGCTGGTGGCAACGAGTTCTCTTGGGCTCTTCAAGCTGGAGCGCTTCAATTGCTTCAATGGACTAGCTCTAGATGGAAAGAAGGCGCTATTGGAGATATTCAAAGCGTAGGTAGTTACGTATCAATGGTTGTTCGTTCACCTAAGACTGGTGTTGCGTACGATTTGACAATCAACGATACCTGCGAAGAACTGCACTTCAACCTGAATTCAACGACCAAAGTTGTTGATCTTCCGGATGACATGTTCCCTACAGGTTCTGACTACGATGGAGTGAAGTGGTTTGCTCCAATTGAAGTAGTAAATGTTTAAGTATTAAGATTTAGCTTTGTCTGCTATGTCAGGCCCGTCGATGCTTCGGTTGACACGGGCCACTTTTAAACTCTTTTTATATGTGCTGGGACAACTTTATAGGCGTAGATTCTGTTTGCACTCCATTCTCGGAGTCAGGATTTAATTTTGTAGATGTTGGAATTAGCAAGTCAGACCTCGACTCGTATATAGGAAGTGAGTTTTCCACAGGTCAAGAGTTGGCACAGAACAGGGTTGATTTTGCGTCAAGCGCAATTCAAAGCGTTTTAAACACATCTTTTGGGGGCAAATTCAAGACCACATCCTTGATTGAATCAAAGTCGATTGGGAAATATCAAGACAATCTTGTTGTACAACCATTGATAGCCAATACTTTAAAAGGCATCCAATTAGAGTGCTGTGACACCAAGTCATATCTAAACCTAAACCTAACGTCATTAAGCCTTCAAGTTGCACACAACGGCACGGTTGAGGTAATGATATACGACTTATTGCAAAACAAACTTCTTGATACAGTCGAAGTTGAAGCGGTTGATGGTGAGATATCGAGAGTCAGCATAAATAATAGCTACCCAACGAACAAGCAAAAGCTAAATCTATTCATAGGGTATGAGTCCAATTTTGATTCATACAAGAGTTCGATAAGCAATATAGGGTGTTCTAGCTGTACGAATAATTACTGGTCATTCTCGTCTAAATACGTTAGGAATTCTGGCGCAACGACACCGTTCGCGTCTCAAAAGATAGACAGCAATGTAGTGTCTTCTAATGACACCGGAGGGTTGTCAATTGAGTACGGTGTTAGCTGCGACTTTAGTAAGTGGATGTGTTCAATAAAGCATTCGGTCGCTCTTCCTATTCTGTACAAGAGTTCTGAAATGATAATGGACTATGCTTTGCAGCAAAAGCAATGGAATTCAAACACCGGAATACGAAGGGAAGACTTGAAAAAGCGCAGGGACGAATACAAGTCAGAATACGAAACTCACATGAGCGGAGTACTATCATCTATAAACCCACCTAGTGACTCTACGTGCTTTCACTGTAGCGGCCCGACGGTCACAAGAGTAAATCTGCCATGATCATAGATGAAGCAAAAGTAATGCAGGCCGCTAGAGAGTCATTACGACTCGCTGCGTTTGACACGTTCTCAGCTATGAGTAATCGAATATTTATAGACGGGAAGAGGTCTAGCGGAAGAACCATGGGTAAGTATAGTAAAAAGCCCTTTTACGCGAACCCCAATACATCTCCTGTGGCAACAAATAAAACAGGGAAGACAGGCAATAAAATACAAGGAGGATATTACGCAGGTGGATACGCGGAATACAGAGCGCAGCAAGGTAGAGAGTCTGGATTTAAAAACCTTAGACTAACAGGAGACCTGCAATCTGACTTCAATAACTCTAGCTCCGGATTCACGTTACAGGAGACTGGGGATATGTGTTACGCAATAAGCATAGACAAGCCCGAAAACGTAAAGAAGGTAGAGGGTCAGGAGTCTGAACTAGGTCCTATATTCACCGAGTTCACCAAGAAAGAAGAAAGGCTTTTAGAGCAGAGCTTAAGAGCTAACATAATTAACAAGCTTAGATCATTATGAGTATCGAAATAACAGACGCAGGCCAAAGTATATTGATGACTGGGCTTAAGGACTCTGATAAAGAAGTCAACTTTAATAAGGACGATCTAAGCTTAACGCTGGATGTAAGTAGTGAGCTTGTTGCGGTCACGGACGGCAGGGCATCCTACTCGATCGACTACAATGACGTGACTATTCCGGCAGGGCTGACGTCAGCAGAAGACCTTAGAGATTATATAAATAGTTTGAATTCCGGTGGCGGTGGAGGCGGTGGTGACGCTAGTGCTGCTAATCAGTTAACGCAGATAGGTTTAGAAACCACAATTGCAGCAAACACGACAGCTTTAACAAGTGTTGATTATTCTACGGAGGCCACCCAAGCTCTCAACTTGTCGGAGTTGACAGATATTAATGAAAACACTAGTCTTGCATCAAGCGCCGATGTTACCAGTGTTGCTTCTAGCGTATCTGTAGTGACCATAAAAGCAGCTAATTCCAATAGGAAGTCTTTGATTGTGACTAATGACGGGTCGGATGTTTTGTACTTGAAGTATGGCGCTGGAGCTTCATTAACCTCTTATACTATTCAGTTGTTCGCAGAGGATTTAGCAGTAATAGACGACTTTAGCGGTGAAGTAACAGGCATTTGGGACGTTGCGACTGGTTCTGCAAGAGTAACAGAAACTACATAACTATGACTAGAGTTGTAAGAAGAAATAAAGTTGGTGTAGGGAATACACTCACAATCGTAGGAGAGATAACACCGCCAGTATTATCGGTAGACGTTGACAACTATAACCCAACAGGGTTCGGGGCTGGCGTAATGATACGTCAAGACGTTAGCGTTAATAACGTTGAAATATCTGGATTTCCGGCTCCGGCATTTCCAGACATAGGTATGTTTGGCATACAGAACACAAACGCCGCGTCTCTTGATCTTAGATTCACAAATAATGTTAACAGCGATCCGGCTAACAGAATATTGCTAAGGGATAATGCTCGAAAATCCCTAAAGCCAAATGATACTGGGTGGTTTCAATACGACCACTCAAAGCAACGATGGACACCTGCTAATAGAATAGGGTAGATATGAAGATATACATTGAAGACGGACAGAGCGTACCATCAGTAATGGCGCTAAAAGACGATGTAGCCTCGCCTTCGGGTTATTCAGAGGTTACATCAATATATGGTATTGAAAAATATGGACTACAAGCAATCAGCGACAAAACAACCGGATGGTTCGACAAGAAGTGTCTTCGAGAAAAGCTGAAAACTGTAGTATACACTAAGATGCAAGTTTCACATCCCTCTCACGTCGAAGATGAGTCTAAGTGGAACCTACTTACGAGTGCTGAAAAGAGCGTAGCTGCTCATTGGTTGATAGTTGGCAATGAGTCGTTTTTACTAGACGTCGTTAACGATAGTAGATATTGGATTAGTCAGGCCGTAATCTATAGAGATTGGACCCAAAAAGCTAGATCAAGTAGGCTCAACACGATGGAGGCCATAGTGTATTTAAGGATGAATGACTTGTCTTATGCTAAGTCAGTGCTTGCTGGATTATCTCAGATTGCCGAGGACACCGTAATTGATGTTGACAACATAACAGGCGTGCTAAAGTCAAAAGTTAAGGTTAAGAGGATGACGTCAATGTACATCAGAGGGCTTGAGTCCGAAGAGCATGATGGAGAAGTAGCTATAGTGGATTACATTAATGAGACTCCAAACACCCCATTCTCCAATGGTAGGGGGTTTAGGGGTTTGGACGCGTCTAAATTCAGATCCGGTCACACTCCCGACAGTGTAGCGGATGAGCTTTTAACCGTTATTGATGGAAGTTACTGATGTTAAACGTAATTATATCATATTGGAACGCGATACTGTTTAACACAGGACTTTTCGAGGTTAACTTTGACCTAGCGGAGCCTGTGGTTGATGGTGAAAAGATGTTCCACGCGATATATGATTCAGATAACGGTTACTCATTCGATAATCAGGATTTTTCGAGCTACAATGGCTTGAGTTACTGGACCCTAAGGCGGTCTATAGGAAATTCTGTAGAGCCAGACCCTAATAGAGCCGGAAAGTGGGTGAATAGAGTCAAATATCCCCTGTCTTTAGTGTTCGTAATCCCTAGAGATTTAGTGCCTCAAGACTGCTCAACAACGTCTGTTGATACAATGCAGACAATAGCGTCTCAGTTCACCAGACAAACTAAGGAGCTTAGAAAGTTATTAGGAGCAAAGGAAGTGTATTATGGTGGTCAGGAATGGGTAACAGATAGAAAACAAATACTATCTACCCAGTATTCGGGAACTGGGCCTGTTGATGTCGATTATAAGTACCACTACTTTCAACTAGACTTGGACTTAACAATAGTTATCCCAAGCGAATGTATAGACAGTATTTGTGACATAGAATCATTTGACGTTATCAACTTGTTCAAGTGGTGCGACCCAAGTACGTACTTTAGGTTGACACCAGAAAATCAACAATGTATTCAGGATAATTTCTGTTCAGGTGGCGGCGCTGGATCGGTTAATGTGAATCAGTCAGACGGGACCCTGATACAAAACGTTTCAGGGGGTACACCAGCAACAGAGTACAATGTTTCTGATTCAATAATTCAAAGCTCAGGAGGTGCATTTAATGACTCTGTAAAAGCCACTGATTCATACGCGATACCAGATAATTCGTACTTAGATTGTGAGGGTGATCCTCAAACGCAAGAATACGGAACGATCATTGATTGCCAAGTGGGGCTGAATCGTGTTTATAGGCCACCACTGCCTTCTGGTCAGTACACTAGCTTTAGGGTAGGTGACGAAGGTACTCAAGTTCAGTCTGGAACCTATGATTATAACGCCACAGGGAGGCTAGTTGATCTTGAGAAATCAAACTCATCCTTTTTTGTCACCCTGACTGAAAACAACATATACGGAAACCCTTTAAGGTTTACCAATGACATTGGAACTCAAGACACTGACGGTACTGGAGGCTCTACACCGGATTACATAATCGACCATTACACCGGTCTTGGTTGGTATATAAACCTCAACACGCCAACTAATTGGAATGCCCAGATTGACGCCGCATTGCTTATCGTCACTGGTGGCCCTGCTTTCTATACTGATTTCCGTATGCCGAACAAGCCAGAAGGTGAGAGTATAGCAGATAGTTCTATATCTTTAACTGTGTTTAACTACACTCCGTTTTCCTTAAACCTTCCGAGCGGCGTTTGGACCTCAACTACTTTCATTACCAGCCCTGTTAGAGCTTACAACTTGAGCCAAAACGGGGACACAGGATTGCCAATGAAAGCGTCCTCTAATGGGAACTTAATAGCGGTTAGAAACCATTTTGTATGAATGTATACAACAACACAACAGGGCTGTCAGCACCTAATGGAGCTTGCGATTCTTTCGTTATACAGATAGTCACAGACCATATCGACGAAACTAAATTCTGTCAGGGATTGTTTTGGGCTGATGGATCAACCGTATCTGCTGAGACACAACCCAACATAGTTAGATTACTCCCGGTGTCGGCAGATGGAACGCAAGAAGAGGTGGAAAACGAAGTATTTAACAAAAGTCCATTCGATATAGACGGAGAAACTATAACATTACTAAGTGATAATATCATAGGAACTTACCCTTAAATCAAAACTCATGACTTGCGAAGAACAGAAAACAGTATATTCAGAACGAATCAAGGAATTGAACGACCTGCTTAATAACGAAGAAATTGACGCTCAAGAGTATCAGGATGAGCATGATTTGGCATCGGTTGCTTTTGGTGTAACAGTTAGTAAGTGGCCATGTCCTTAAAAACGAGTATACTAACGTATATTGGGATTGTATTATCCTTAGTCGTTGGCTACGGCTATCTTTTTTTGTCGCCAGACAATTGGCCTAATATGACCGCTTCTGAGTACGAACATCAATCTACCATATTCAAGGTGGTTTATTTTAGCGCCTCTAGCGGCGTTTCTTTAATCGGATGGTGTGTTGCTATGATTGTTGTATCAAAGCCCCTTAAATCGGACGCGAGTAGCCTTAATAAGAATTTACTGCGTGTATTCATCGGATACTTAGCTACACAATTTTTGGTTGATCTGTTTAACGGCGGTGAATACATCCTATATTGGAGCGTCATAGACCACAGCTCAGCAATATTACTAGTGACCTATTCTGTTTACCACGCCTTTAGATTAGCGATTGGCAGTAAAACAACATTGAAATGATATCAGAAGCGATAGGATTAGCGATAACAACAGTTGGGTGTATGATATTGTCATTTTTCATCCCTGAAATAGTAGAATCAGCAACGAGTTCACAGCCTAATCAGTGGTTAGAATTCATATACAAGATGACCTCGTTGATGGTTCCGGTGTTTGTTGCTTTGGTCTGGACCAGAAGAAAAAAGCGAAAAGACAAAGAAGACTGACAGACAAAGCCAGTCTAAAATCAAACATTACGCGGTAGAGCCTGACAAACTATTACGGTATCATCCCTTCATTTTCATTTAATTCAGACAATGCTTTCTGGTACGCTATAGATGCGGATAATTCATCTGAAAACGAACCTAAGTACTTCTTTTTCTTTCCGATTCGAATATAGGAAACCCAATTGCTCCTTCTGGATTCCCAGCTAACCCCTATATACTTACTTGACCCCCTGCGGCGATCTTTTGAGCAGTTCTCTCGATTAGACAATAACTGTAAATTATCCAATCGGTTGTTTGTGGGGTTGTTGTCGATATGGTCAACGACCACTTTCATCCCACAAGGCACATGACCCAAGAAAGCCATAGCGACAAGCTGATGCGTTTGTATCAGCCTTCCTGAAACACCATTTGATAGCCATATTTGAGTCTTTCCGCCTCTAGCCTTCTTACCTCTAATAATCCTTGGGGTTTTGCCGTGAAACGATCGGACCCTCCCCATGTTAGACACTTGATAAAATCCTTCGTATTGAGGAATGTCTTTAAATATTTCCTTCATAATGTTTTTAACGAAAAACCCCGATAACCTTAGCCGTGTAGGATGGCATCGAGTTAACGAGGTTTCATTATAAATTCTTAGGGTTCCTACACCATTTGTGTCCGCAATATAGCTTTTTTTACGCACAAACTGACATGCGCTTGTGACAACAAGTAGGTGTAATCGCGTACAAATGTCACAAGCATAATGCTTAGATTTGCATTATGCGCAGCAGGTGGCAACGTCTTAAAAGGTACATAGTTATAGGCTTAGTTGTCACCTATTACAATCCAAAGATCATACTAAACCCCAAGACTGCTCTACTGTTTGTTGTGTGGTTCTTTGATGATGTTTATCGGGTTCTTAGAGTCTTTTTTTTAGCTCTATATCTTCTTTGCGATTCTAATTAAAACTTTAATCGTCACTACGGAAATGCCGCCAATGAGGATCAAAAAGGGAATTGCTACAAATATTGTCGGGGCAATGTATTCTAGTTCCATTCTATTGTGTTTTAGTGTTGTTTATACGATCTATCATGTACCCAAAAACTACGATCTGCTGCAACACTGGAACTAATGAAATGAACAATGATCCAATAATAACGTTATCCATGCTCATAGGCGTTCTCCCTTTGCCTGCGTCTGACTTCATCATTATACACATGCACGCGATTGCAAATAATAAATAAACTGCTACAATTGACTCTTTCATCTTTTCAATTATTACGCAGCCTCTAGCTACTGATTAACAAATTCTATAACACCTGAATCGAACCTATCAATCAACCTCACCTCTTCGTTGTAGTAGTGGTGTCCGGTTACGTCTTTGACATACACGTTTCGAGTTATCAAATACTTGTCAAGCTCTTTCCATCTGAATATTGTGGTCAAGTGCTTTCCGCTTATTAGAGACAGTTCGTTTGGTGTTACAAACCTCTTGTCTTTTAAGCTGCTCCTGTCTTTTTTGTATCTTCCCATTCTATTGATTAGGTGTTAATGTTTTGGTTTCTCTATTGCTAGGCCGGAATCGATTAGCCCGAA